CACGTCCACATCCTCGCCCGCTTGCCGGGCCAAGTACGCGGAGAGGGCGCTCTTGGCGGCCTTCACAGCGTCAATCTTCTCCTGTCCGTTGGGCAGCATGTACGCTTCCTGAACGGCGCGCTCCAGTTCAATCTGCTGCTTCGGCGCGGCCTCAAGCGTATGCTGCGCCGTGCGGTAGCGACCCATATCGGACATGAACTTGTCCACGTCCACGGACTTGCCGTCGATGTCGTAGGCGTTCTCGTTGGCCCACTTCATAATGGGCTCGTAGACGTTGTTCATGAAGAGCCGTGCGGCACCCGTGATGCGATTCTGCAACGTGTTGAACGACTGGAGGAGAGGAGTCTCGTCCGGGTTCGTCCTGCTGTTCGACAGATGCTTCAAGCAGTACAGCCGGAAGTCGGCTCCGCCGTCGACAAAGTTGCGCCGGATGCTGGTGGCGAACGACGCCCAACGCCCGGCCCGCCACTCAGGAGAATAGGCTGTCTCAATGAACCCCTTGTGGCGGTACGCCTCCATCTCCTTGCCCTTGCGCAAGGACTCGGCGTTCTCCCGTGTGATGGTGCTGACAAGCTCGGCGGCGCGGGCAAGCCCATCCTCCTCGACGTCGCCAAGGGGGGCGTACTCGTTCACGTCGAAGGTGCCGTCAGGATTGGCCGTCTCGCCTGCGTCGCCGGGGGCCATGCCCTCGGACAGCTCGGCGTTGATGGCGTCACCGAGTTCAATCTTCTCGGCGGCAATCTCTTCCGGCGTGCGGATGACGGGAGGCTCGGACGCAGTCTCGGCCCCGCGCACCACATCGGAAGTGGAGTCCAGCATGTTGCCGTTCTGCATCCCGTTCACGGACGTGTCGGCCTGCGGAGTCAGGAGACCGGAGACAAGCTGCTGCGTCACGTAGGTGGGCGTGTTGCCGAGCGTCGCCAGCGGAGAGGTCATGTCCTGCGGGTCGACCATCGCCTCGTTGATGGCGTTGTCGTAGAGGCTGTCCGGTGCGGCGTCCGCCATCTCCATCGTCTGCGCGGCGTAGTCGATGGAGGTGTCCAGTGCATTGTCCTGTTCCAGATTGATTTGCTCTCTGGGGGAAGCGGTCTGCATGCCGACTGCGTCGCGCATGTAGTCGGCGGCGAAAGTGTACGCGGCACGCGGGTCATAACCAGCCTGCATCATGCTGGTCATGACGTTGGTGAACTGAACATCCAGAGCCACGCGGGTTTGCAGGTCGACATCCAGACGCAGCGCGTCGATGATGTCGTTGACCGGAGTGTTCAGGCCCGTAAGCTGGCGGTCGAAAGCATCCCGCACCTCGACGGGAAGCACGGCATTGTAGATGTCGTTGCGCAGCTCGTAAGCCACCGAGTCCTTCTTGAGCTGGCGGAAGGATGAATATTTCAGGTATTGGTCAATGACCTCCCGAACCTGTACATACCACCGGAGAATGAACTCCTTCACGCGCTCGAAGATGGGCTGCAACCCGGAGTTCTTGGGCACCGTGCCATCCATCATGTACCGCTCGAAGGCCGTGGTGATGGACTCGTGCGCCCGTGAGCCCCATGTCGGCGGGTTGAAGAAGTTGGCTTCGGGTACGCCAGCGTACCGGGCCAGCGTCTTCAAGTCCGCAAGAAGCTGCGACGCCATCGGGTTGGACTGGATTTCAGCCTGAGACATCCGGGACAGGACAAGCACGCCCTCGTAGATGAAGTAGTGCTCGAACTCGTGCAGGATGGTGTTGACGTCAGCGTCGGGGCGGACGCGGACGGCGCGGTTCGCAAGGTTGTAGTTCGGGTCGTAGATTCTCTCCGCGACGAAAGACCCACGCTGGTTCTCACTCCGGGTAGTGGGAAGAAGCGTAATCTCGTCGAGCATCTGGCGCACCGTCTTCTGCGACACCTGCGCCAAGGTGTTGAGCATCCGGTACACAAGGACGGCGGCTGTGTTGGCGGACTGCTCATCCCTTTTCAGTTCCTTGCGGAAACGGTCGAGGAGATGCTGGAGGTCATTGAAGGCGTCCATAGACTCCGCAGAGTTGCGGATGTCTTGGAGGAAGGCGTTGATGGTGTTGGCGGTAGCCATGTCCATCTCGGCCTGACGCAACGCCTCGGCATCCGAGTAGCCGCTGCTCTTGTAATACTGCTGGCGGTCTCTGCGGAACTGCTCAAGGATGCTGGTCGTGGACTCTACAGAATCCCCGGATTCCGCAAGGCGGCCAAGGACTCCTGTGAATCGACCATCGCTTGAGCGTTGCTCTGTCGTGCTTGGATAGCCTCCATCGCCAACAGCCTGTCCCGCGCCTGCGGTATCATCTGGGCGACCACTTCGTCCGCTGTCGGCTCCGTCTCCGGCCTGCCGCCCCATTGGTTGATTAGGCTGAACATCGCCAGCAACCGTTCCGGGGTTCGCGTATGCGGCCCCACCAGCCCCTGCGCCTTGAGTTGTTCCACCAGCGCCAACAACATCTTGAGGGCTTCCGGCGACAACGCCTGCACCATCTGCGGGTTGAGCGGCTGCTGTTTGGCGATTTGCCGCAACGCCGCCTGCACCAGCTTCTGTTGCTGTTCCGGCGTTAGTTCTAAGAAGTCTGTCATGTTCTACCTTCTTCCATTGCTCAAAGCGGTTCTTGATGTCCTGTCCGGAAAGCTGCGACAAGTTCGCGTCCACGTTGTCGATGACGGACTGGACGCTTGCACGCATGCGCTCATCCGGGGCAATCTGGTACGCCCGTGCCAAGAGGGACAGAAGCTCTTCCGTCTTGTCGTAGAAGGACAACCCGTACTCGGATGTCCACGAGGCGGGCGGTTGGCTGCTGGCGATGTCGCGCATGACTTCCCGCGCACGGTTGACCAGCGCGTTGAAGTCTGCGGTACTGGACACGGGCACGGTCGGACGCGGCGCTTCCGGCACAGGCGAAACGGTGGGCTCTACCGGAGTGCCAACAGGTTCGACAGTGGGCTCGACGGTAGGCTCAACACGGGGCTCGGTCTGGACTGGAGCAGGCGTCGGGTTCACGGGCGTAAGCGGCGTCACCGGGCGGCCCGTGTTGTTCATCTTCCAGTCCGTATACGCATTGACGGCGTTCACCGTCACCATCGGGTTCCGGTTCAGGTAGCCCTGCAACCGGACGAAGACAGGCTCAAGGCGCTCGATGTCGAGGCCAGCGGCTTCGGCACGCCGCATGTTCTCGAACATGGGCGTGAGGTCGGCGATGGACACGGGCGCTTCGGATGCGTCTATCCTGTCCATCTCCTCACTGACCCCGGCGAGGGCTGCGGTAATCTCACTCTCCCTCGCAGCCTGCTCAGGAGTGTATTTCTGGTTGACGACGCCGCCGGGCAATGCAGGGGCCTGAGAGGGCGCAGGAACGTTGAAGCCGCCGACCGTACCTTCCGGTTCGGGAGTGCGCGTTCCGCGTCCGGGAGGGGGCGTTGTGGGGCCGGAATCGGTATCCCCGCCACGCAGCCCACCGATGCCGCCGAGGAACCCGCCGACTGCGGCACCAGTGACGCCCGCTTCAAGCGCACCCTCGGTCAAGGGCCGGGCGTCACCAGTCGCCGCATTGTATGCGTAGTTCTGGGAGACCTGTTCCGCATACTCGGAAGGGAACTCCTCAGCCGCGCCGAGGGCGACGCCGGAACCGAGGCGGCGGATGATGCCGCCGCGAATGAGCGGGGCCAGCACACTGGAGCGGGCGATGAGGGCTTCCGGCCCAAGGACGCCGGATGCGGCACCGATGCTCGATGCGATGGGCAGGGCGGCGGCAGCGGCGTCGCGGGCCATCACAGCGCGGATGTCCGCGTCGCTCATGCCCTGTGCGGCGAGGGCCTGATACTGCGGCACACGGGACAACTTCTCCGTGGGCGCGTCGAAAATCTCCTGTGCGACCTGAGCGACCACACCCGTGGCGGACTGGACTGCACCAGCCGCCGCAGCGCCAGTAGCCGTGCCGACAGCGGAACCCACGGGGCCGCCCACGGAACCGACAGCGGCACCGCCACCTGCGGCACCGATACTGGTCAGGACATTGGGCCACTGCTCAAGCACGAGGTTCAGGAGAGGACGAAGGCTCCTGTCCTCATACATGCGGCGGAAGACGACCCAAGAGTCCGGGTCGGCGGCACGCAGCTCCTGTTCGCGGCGGTAGTCGTTAAGGCGCTGCGCATTCTCCGAACGGCGCTGCACCTCGTTGGCCGCGCTCTGGGAAAGCTCTCTGGCAAGCGCGTCGGCAGACTCGCGCAAGTCAGCGCCTTCGGTCTTGGACATGGCGTCGGCAAGCAACGGGATGGTGTACCCTTGGTCAATGGCCGCGTCCAACCCCTTCTGCATACTGGCGTAGAAGTTGGACATCATGGCAGGGAACCCGGTAGCTGCCGCTTCCTGTTCCTCGGCTTCCCGGCGCAAGGGCTGGAGGATGCCGTTCTTGAAACGGTTCGCCGCCGTGGTGTCCTGACCAAACCGCTGCTTAGCGTATTCGGGCCACACTTGATTCTCGTACTGGTCGAGAATCTCGTACTTCCTCTGGTACGACGCCTCCTGCCACCACGGTTGCCCACGGAGTTCATCAATGACCCGCCGGGTCTCCTCCATCATGTAGTTCTGCTCAAGTTTCTGAGCGAGCTTGGCCTCCTCTTTCTTGTTGAGTGAGGGGGCCTTGGGAGTGGCGGGGAGCGGCGCGTGCCTGTAACCCCGCAAGGGGTCGATGGGTTCGGTAAGGATGGAGCCGCTAGGAAGACCCATGTTGTTGCGTGCCATATGCTTATCCTAATGCCGTTACGGGTACGGCGTCGATTAACGCCAACAATTCATTCTTGTACGGACTGTTCAGGGCATCCACATGGAGGAAGTCCGCCGTGCCGAAGGCGTTGGTGCGGCGAAGCTCATTCTCCAAATATTCCAGAGGCGTTGGCTGCGCCGGGGCTGCCGCAACCGGGACAACGTTGCGCGGGTCGGCCAAGAGGTCGGCCATCCCCTGCTCAAACGATGTGCCCTTCGGCTGGATGACGTTCCCGTTCGCATCCATAGGCAGGGTCTGGAACTGAGTGGGTGCCGCCGCCATCTGCTGTGGCGGGGCGAGAAGGAACTCAGGAGTATCCAGAGGGCCGACCGCGACTGGAGCTGGAGCCTGCTGAGGAATAATCTCTACGCCCGTGCTCGTCCTGTCAACATTGGGCTGCTGGACAAGGGTCGGCTCGTCGATGTGGTACGAGGGATAGGTGTGCCGGGGCGTGAGCGGCGTCGGCGCACGCAGCACGCTATCGAGCGCGGCGAAGGTATCGGGAGTCAACGGGCCGGGAGCGATGGCAAGAGGCCGCCTCCTGTTGTACCGGGCGTTGAGGGCGTCGCGCACGGAGCTGCGGTTGTAGGCGGGGATGGGGCCGACCGAGACCTTGGGCATCGGGCGGGCCATAGGCGCAGGCTGCGTCGCCCCGCCGGGCAGGGTGGGATACTTCACATCCTGTCCGTTCGCCCATCGCTTGAGCGCGGTGTTGTAGGCGGTATAGGCGAAGTCGGAAGTCCGCGTGCCGTGCCGTCCTTTTGCGAGGCTGGAGGATGGGAGAGCAGCCCAACGCTGTGCGAGCTTGGGGAGGGCCGCGTCGAAGTCGCCGCGCATCAACGGGTCAAGGGCACCCGTGTCCATCATGAGCGCAATCGCCATCCTGTCCTGTGCTTCGGGAGAGAACCCGGAGATGTTGTACCGCTTGGCGAGGTCATCGGCTGTAGACTTGAGAATCTGGTAACGGCCCGCAGCCGTGGACTTCTGCTGTTTCCCACGCAGGTCGGTGTACGTCCCGGCGACGTTGGGGTGCGCGGAGAAATCGGACATCCGCCCGGCACCGAACAGGGCGTCGTAGCCCTGCCCGGCGGCGTAGGCGTCCTTGCCGACTTCCGCTTCGGCAATCATGTCCAGAGCGGCACGCACGTAAGGGTTGCGTAACGCCTCTTCCATCCGTGTTGTACGTGACGATGCGGCCATTATTTCTTCCCTTGCTGCTGCGCGGCTCCGGTGTCAATAAGGAACTGAGTCGTGGCGTTGCCCATCTCTGCGTTGATGGGGAACATCCGGTACTGTCCCTCTTGCGTGCGCAGGACAATGTTGTTGCCAGCGATGACCATGTTGCCGGGGGTGATGCCGTCAAGGACATCCTGAGTCACGCCGATGTTCGCCAAATCGTCGATGGTGGCGAAGCTGTCGGCCTGCAACGGGTCGCGCTCATAGGGCTGCCGTGTCGCATAGGAGGAGACCGGGAGACCCAAAAGGTTGTTGTAGTAGTCCTCGTTCGAGAACGGCGTCAGGTTGTCCGTGGCCCGGTACTGCCACTTTCCGTCGACCATCGTCGGATTCAGGTTGGGCAGGGCATAGGACGAACGGGTGCTCGGAGTAATCCCATAGTCCCGATAGAGCTGCTCGACGCGGGCGTTGTAGGCGTTGATGTCCCTCTGCTCCGAGTCGTAGGCCGCACGCTGCTCAGGAGAAAGCGCCTGATTCGCGTCGATGGTGGGCGTCCGGCGGGGCAGCCCACGGTACTCCGGTTGCTGCTGAGTCGGGACGGTGGCGGCAGTGGGCTTCTGCGTCGAGGTCGGCGCAGTGGTCGAAGGCTGCGTCGGCTGTCCGCCCGGTTTGAAGTTTGGGATGGACGGGACGGAAGGCATCGTCTGCTGCGGGGAACCCGTCAGGCTCGGCGTGGTCGCGCCGCCCGGAACGGGATTGCCGTACTTGTCACGGGGGATGCCCACGTTGTTGGCCGCCCAATCGTAAGCGCGGGTGTCGTACCCATATCTGGACAGAGCCGCATTCAGGGCGGCGAGCTCCCCTGTCGCCCGGTCGCTGGCGTACTGCGGGGCCACGCTGGTGCGCGCCTGCGAGAGTGCGGACTCCTGAGCGAAACGCCCCGGCATGGCCGCTTCTTCCAGAATGTCCTGTCGTTCAAGGGAACGGTTGTTCAGGGCGTGCTTGTCGGTAATCTCGAACTCCCGGTTGACGCGGGGGGAGAAAGTAGCCAAGGCTTCAAGGTTGTCCAGTTGGCCCTTCTGGACGGTGTTGTATTTCTGCAAGTCATCCCAATTGGCTTTGCGGGCAAGCTCGGTGCCTTCAATCCAAGGGGTGAACAAATCGGGAATAATCAGCATACCAGCCCCCTCACTTCATTATTTAGTTTGCAAGCGGCCCCATTGCCAATACCGTTCCTAAAGAGGAGGACTGCCCCGTCAATGGGGATGCCGACGAGAACTGCGCCGGGTATCGCGTCTCCCGTGCGGTGCTCAGGTATCCGAGAAGTTTCATAGCACCTTGGGCACCGGAGTCAAGCAAGCCGCCGAGCTGCGCCAAGGCGTCGTTTGCGGCACCAGCGTAGCTTGCGGAAATCTGCTGGATGCCGCGACCTAGGTTGAGTATCTGCGTCCTGCGGTTCCAACGCTGGTCGCTCTTGATGTACGACCAGAACTCTTCGTCCCGCAGGTTGTAGTTGATGGTGTCGTCACGGGAGATGGCTTCGGCGTAGTCCATGTCGTTCAGGAGGGACGTATCCACGCAGAGCGCATACTTCTTCGCGAGGTCGGCCATAATCTCATCGGCCCACCGGAACGCGGAGTTGTTGTAGGAGTTGCCCCGTTCCCGTACTCCGGGATAGTCCGGTTCATACTCCTCGGCATTGCCCGCCTCGTTCAGCATGGCCCGCTCCAGCGGGGCGTAGTTGTCCTTGAAGCGGTTCCATCTGTCCTCGGCTATGTTGGCGTAGTCCTTGGCGATGTCGTACCGCTTCTCCATGATGGAGATTTGCGCGATGGTGTTGGCCGTAGCCACGGCGATAAGCGCCGCCTTCCACAGCATCTTCTCCCACGACTCGCCCGCGTCCCCATACTCCGGCTGCGCCCAATTGCACATCTGCTCACGGATGATGGCGATGTCGGCAGCCTGTTGCTGCTGGTAGCCGTCGATGGATGTGGACGATACGGTGACGTTCCCGTTCGGGATGCAATGGCAGCTCATGGCTTATCCTCCTAAAGCATTGCCCCCGGCGGCCTGCATCGAGCCGTCAGGGTTCACGACGACGCCCGACCGGATGGTGGGTTCCGGCGCAGGCTCAGGAGCGGGCGCGGCGGCAGGGGCCGCCATCGGCATGGGGGCCATCATCTGCTGCGTCCGGCCACGCATCAGGGTGGGATACTGCGTCTCGTTCTTGTTCCACGAGTAGCCCAGATAGCGAAGGGCTCCGGCGGCACCCTTGCCAGCCTGCTTGCCCAAGTCGCCGAAGATGCCGAACGACAACTGAGAGAACTGGATGTTGTTCGCCATCATGTCCCGGCCCCGGTTCATCACCTCGGTGCGCCGCTTCCAGCGCACGTCATTGCGCGCCTCAATGAACGCCCGCTCATTGCGGTAGCCGAGACCGGACAAAGCGGCCAAGGTGGTGGCTTCCGAGTTCAGCACGTCCTTGAGGAGCGCCTCACGCAACCCGGTGCAATACTCGCTCGTACACTGGATGGACTTCTCGGCCAGCCCCTTGAACTGGAGTCTGCCGTATGTCCGGGAACGACCAACGGCGATGTCGTAGAGAGGCTTCTCTTCCTCCAGCGCCCACGCTTCTTCCAGTTCCTTGTCTTCCCAAGGCTTGTAGGCGGAGTTGTAATAGTTGCGCCACCACTTGGCGATGTCCAGATATTGCTTGGCAATCTCATACTGCCAGTCCGCTATCTTGATGGCAGCCGCCGTATTGATGCCAGCAACGGCGACAGCCGCCGCCTCCATAATCGTATTGACTAGGTTCTTGTTGGAGTCCGTCTGTCCATGACGGCAAGTGAGTGACGTAGCCATAGCAACCTACCTAGGCTTTTACATGACGGTCTACGGTAAACGAGTGCTTCTTGGGCCACGGCACCGTGGCGTCGCCCGGCACCTCGGAGCTAATCCATATCTCATTGATGCCCATGAACCCGATGATGTTCATGAGATACTTGAACAGGCCGTCCTGAATCTCCCGCGTCCGGCCATAATAGACTTCGGCCTGTACCGCTGCGGCGTTGTACAGGAGGGGGACGAACCGGACGCCGATGAAAAACCCGACAGGCTTGTCGTCCTCGTAGGCGATGATGATGAGGAGACTCCCCATAATCCACATCTGGGTGAACGTGAGCACGTTGAAGCTCATGTCGCACCCGTACATGGATTTGCCCCGTTGAGCCCAATACTCATTGAGCATCGGCATCAACGTCTTCTGCATGAACTCGATGGCGTCCGAGTGTTCCCTCGGCTCCTCAATGTACTTGTATACAACCTTGGACATGCTACCCTACCTTTTATCGTCCTGAGTTTACGGTCATTTCCGTCATACCAATATCGACATAATCAACATCGCCAGTCCCATACAGGCCCACTCTATAATTAAGATGTCGGCCCACTCGTCCAAGTCGCACAGGTTCTTCATCATGGATGTAACGCGCATAAGCCAAATCCGGGTGAGGTGTGAGAAGTTTAAACAGCGTCCCTTGCGTCCGTACCTTGGCGGTCGTGGGGGATGCCTTGCCGCCGAACGACAGCTCCCGGCTCTCCCAAATGTAGGGGCGCAGCGTGTCCCCGGCGTTCCACTGGTAAATCAACCTGTCCGTCTCCAGCATCATAAGCTCACCCGTGCTCGTTGTCACCATGTCCACAGGCTGGTCGCTGATAGTGGAGAGGGCACCCAACCGGAAGTCGGTGTAAGTGTCCCCGTCAATCTCCAGCATGAACGAGATGATGTCGGTGACGCAGATGAGGTACCCGCGCCAGTAGGCAAGGCGCACCGTGTCCGGGCGAATCTTTATCCAGTCGTCCGTACTGAACCACTGCGAGGTGATAATCTGGAACTTGGCGTTCGGCATGACAAGGACAAGCCCATCCTTGGAACTGTACACCATCCCGAACGGCGTGGCGATGGCGGAGTTGGGATAGCCGCAGGCGATGTCCGGGAGAGGGATGTCGGCTTCTTCCGTGTTCCGGCACTTGCGGGGCTCGCAGCTCGGCCCCCCGTCGATGACGTAGGGGTAGCCGTCCGTCGAGACGAACACCGTCGAGTCCACCGTCACCATATGGACGATGTTGTACGGCAGGGTCATGTCGTACTCGGCGGGCCAATTGTACGGCTGGAAGGCGGCGGAGAAGTGTACCTCGTTGTCGGTCACTCCAGTCAGCACGCCCGTCCCCCGCATGTACCGGATGTACCGGAGATTCTTCGGGGGCACCCTGACCTCACGGGTGTTGCACACGGGGCCAAGGTACATCTCTTTCAGCGTGTCCGTATAGGAGTTGGTCGGCAACTGAATCTCGGCCACTTTCAGGAAGTCGGTGGCGGGTTCCTGTTCTTTCGTGTGGTCATCCCGGTAGGCCGTCGCCGTCCGATAAATCCATATCTCTGTGATGCCGTACCCATCCGGGGGAAGCGCCATGTTGCTGACGACCACCGGGTCGCCGTCCTTCACGGTGATGGATGTGCTGATAGGACTGGGGGCAGACTCCTCCCCGAAGATGTTCACGTAGGTGTACATATAGCTTCGGGAGGAACAGTCACGCCCGTCCTTCTCCGTGGCGGATACGGTCGGTGCCGACACCGGGGCCGGGACGCCGAGGAAGTAGTAGGTCGGGATGCAGTCATCCAGCACCATCGTCTCCGGCTGGTCGACGCGCCCGGTGAGGAACAGCCGCCCGTAGTCGGTGACATACTCGGCGACGGTGACGCACTCGGCCCACGTCAGGGCGCAGCACCCCTTGTAGTACAGGGTCTTGGCACCATTGACCGCCATGTCCACGGCCTTGCGTTCACGCCATGCCTGCACCTTGCTGTTCCGCAGCTTCACATCATGGGCGACGGTCGCCTCGTTCTCACGCAACAGATGCCACGGGGTACGCGGTACGATGCCGCCGAAGTTCTGGATGATGGGCATAATGACTCCTACGATGCGCAGCACATTTCCAGAACGCTCTGGTTCTCGAATGCGGTCTCATCCACCTTGGTGACGCTGACGGTGTAGGTACCCGGCTGCTGGTTGTCCAGCTTGCACCGGACTTCAACGAGGGCAATCTCAATGCTCTTCAACACGCCAGCGGCGGTGAAAGTGTAGTCCTTGCGGAAGATGCCCATGTAGTCGTTGGTCTCCTGTTCATTCACCGTGACATTGATGTACGCCTTGCACTTGTCGGTGTACTTGTTATAGTCCAAATCGGGAAGGACAGGCTCGGTACCAGAAGTGCCGCCAGTGGTGCCACCAATGGTAATCGTCGAGATGACCTCATACCCAAACCACGCCACATAGATGGAGCCACTCCGGTCGGTGTTGAAGGAATCGGAAACAGTCGTCTGGCCCACGGAGTGCGTGTGGTGCCGCCCGATGTTCGCCGTCTCCCGGACAACCGGAGTGACCGCCGTGATGGAGCCGAGCCCATTCACGGTGATGGCGTTGTCGTAGGGGTCGAAGGTCTGCTCGGTGATGTCGATGATTTGGTCGACGCCGATGACGCGCCCGGCAAGGTCAAGGCTCAGGTCGTAGCCACCGCAGACATAATGCCCGGCATCAATCCCGGACTCGGACAGGGACACGGTGACGATGCCAGCCGTGTTCACCGCTTCGATGCCGGGGCCAGCCACCACGCCGAGCACAGAGGTGGAACCATCCGGTGCCGCGTACTTCGTGATTTGCCCGTACTCGTTCACGGTGAACCCTACATAGGTGCCGGGGTTCGCCATCACGGGAACAAGGCCGAGGATGTAGGGGTCAGTCAGGCTACCCTGTCCAGTTATGGTGAGCGCGCCCGTGTCCTCGGACTGGACATAGGTCTTCGACGCCTCGACGGGATTGGAGGAAATGACCAGCGGACTGCTCGTGCTGCCGCACCCGGAGATGTTGATGCCGCTGCCAGCCGTTACCGAGAGGTAGGTGCCGAGACGCCCCGCCCCGTCGAGCGAGGAGAGGTTGCAGGCATTGGGTTGCAGGTCGATGGAGCCGCCGCCGGAACCCCCTCCAGAATCGCCGCAGGAGGCCGCTGCTGGCGCGCAAGGGCCGGGGGTATACTCGAACACGGGATTGGGGCGTGCGCTCACGATACAGCCGTTCTCGACGACAATGACGCCATATTCCCCGTCCGGGATGTTGGCGTCGCCCTCGACCGACAGGCACTCCCCATTGTACACCAGCGACCGACCGAACGGCAGACATACGCTGAACGGTTCGCAGACAGGTTTGGTGTGCTCGCCCCCAAGCGACGTGGGCTCGCATTGGGTCACACGCTTCTGTTTCCTACAAAGGTCATTCATATCAGCTCCCTACAGGACACGGGGGCGTTTCGCCCGGAGTGCGCCGCGCTGCCCGTTCATCATTGCTTGTACCGACGCCGTGCGGATACCCTGAATAAACCGGGCCTCTGACTCCTGTGCCCGGTTGACGCTCGACCACGGCTTCGACGCCATACTGTACAGGTAGAACTTCGTCCCGTCCATTATGACATCATAGAAAGTGGTGAGCAATACGGAGTCCACCTCGCAGGCGTCATAGGTAGGAGCCACGGACATCGTCACCTTGAACACGTCCTTGCATTTCACAGGGCTGAAATGGATGACGTTGGGTTCCTCGAACCACGAGTAGGTGCCGCAGGGCAGGCGGCACGGCTCAGACGTCACGCGCACGACAGGACTGGAGCAGATGCAATGGCTGGTCTGGCACACGCTCAGGACGGCCACGATGTCCATACAGTCCTGCGGCTCCAGCAAATAGTTCTCCACGCAGGACTGCGCGAAGATGGTAGCCGTGCGCCGCAGGGCGTTGCTGTTCCTAGCGAAGCGGTTGATGGCCCTAAGCAGGAAATGGGGGAAGGCATCGGACGGCATCTCGTTGAACTCGAAGGCCAACTCCGGGACGAACTCCTGTAGGGACACCTTGGGGTAGGCGTCGAACACGACACTAGTTTGAGGGTCTTGCATCGTCCTTCTCCGCGATGATGTCCTTGCTGTTTACCTGCGCATTGAGCAGTTCCCAGAATGCCGTCCGGTGGTCTTTGGCTACGGAGATGATGTTGGTGTTGTTCTCCCCATCCACCATCTTTGCCCGGTACAGAACCCACTGGACGACCGCAGCCCTAATCTCGACGGGCACGGCAAAATCCCCACCAAAATCCTTTGGCATCACGGCACATTCCACAGAGACATAGACGTCCACGCCAGCCGGGACTTGAGGATAGACCCAGAGCTTGTCGGTCACGTTGTCGATGGAATACTCGGTAAGCTCGAAGTCCTTGGGAGACCGGAGACATTTCCTCCCCGTCCACTGGAGCTTGTCATCATTCTTCCTCGGACGCAGGGGACGGATGAGCCGTCCGTCTTTGGTAGTCTGGCCGATGACCCGGCGCACATGCGTGCAATCGCATGTATCATGCACCACGGTGCAAGGTTGCAGCTTAATGACGCGAATCTCCGTAAACAAATCAGGGCGCTCTATGAAGGCGGTTTGAATCGCCTCTTCCAGATACGCCCTAAGTTGCGCCCGTGACCATGTGGTGAACTCATGACCCGGAGCCGCGTCGTTCAAGTCTACTGCAATCTCGTAAAGCAGCGACTCAACACTCATTATATACTCCTAGCAGCGGTTCTGTCTGGTGAAAAATTCCTTGATGGCATCCCCGACCGGGGCGTTGGATGTCCCTACGGCGGACAAGGGCATGGCCGCCTGTACAGCCGAAGCCTCGGCATAATTCTGCGTGAAGTCCTGCGGGATGCCAAGCGTCGCGCTTGCCATCGTCATATCGGGAACCGCGCCCTGCGTGTCGCCAAGACTGAACTGCTCAGGATAAAAGCACAGGCCGGGAGGGGTAGGAGGCAGAGGGGCCGAAGGTTCCTGTTCCGCCCGCTTGGGCAGAGGCTTTTCCTCCTTCGGCTCCTCATCAACCTTCTTCGCGTCGATGGAGAGCTTCACCCTCTGGATGTCGTCAAGGGTAGCCGGGGAACGGCCACGCCAAGCAGATGGCTCCGTGTTCCCCTGCTCATCGCAGTTCTCGCAAAGGTCAGGACGGCTGGCGAAAAACTCAGACCAGACATGGATTTCTCCGGTCGCCTTCACCCGCACACATGGAGACACAGGAAGAGGGGGCTGTTCCCAATTCTTGGCCCCCATCTTCCTCAAGTCTGCCATGCGTTCCTCATAGTCCTCAGAGAAGGAGAAGTTCCCCATGATGCGGTCTTGTTGCATTTGTCTAACCACCGGATGTTGCATGTGTATATCCTAACGGCGCGAGGCGCGGGTTCCGCGAACCTTACGTTCGCCGTTGCCGCCCACAGTGGACTCGTTGCTCATGGAAGTCGTCGCATGGAGGCGCAGCTTCGAGGGACGGGTCGTGGTGTCGCGGGCGATGTCGCCGACAGGGGGCTTCGGGAAGCCGTTGAAAGTACGAGAGTCAGCCATTATGGGCCTCCTTTAGTAATGGGTCGGGCACTCGAACGCCTGCGTCTTGGCGGACAGGTACCACCCGTTCTGCGCCATCCAAATCTTCACGTTGCTGTTGGAGGGTAGGGACACAATCTTGAGTCCGAGGTAGATGGTACGACCCGGAACCAGAGAACCGGAGTCGTCCGCCGGGGGCAGGGTCGGGTTGGCATACAGGGGCACGGCGTAGCCGCCCGTCACCTTCGTCAGAGAGACGAAAGCGTTATAGGGCTTGTCCACGGGAATGGGAGTGGTGATGGCCTGCGCGGTCACGGCATCTTCCACGTCACTGATTTCAGTGAAGGTGAAGGAACCGGAGTCCTCATCGTAGGACACGGCGCGGGCGGTCAGGGCCACCGTGCAACCAGCAAGCTGCGGGTCAGGCTCGACAATCTTGAAGTTGATGCCAGTGACGAAGTGGTCTTCGGGCACGGCAATCAGGTCGATGATGTCGTCCACCTGCGGGTTCTTGTCCCGCAGCATATCGCGCTGCCAGAACATGCCGACGCCGTTCGGACGGAAAGGCATCCCAAGGGTGAAGTAGCCGAGGTTGTAGGCACCATCGGAGTGGGCGTCATAGGGCGGCGATTTCAGAATATTGTGTTCGGAGTGGGGCGGGAGGAACTGCGGATAGTCCCCTTCACACCACATATAACGGACGACAGGAGTACCGCCACGGATGAAAGAAACGTCTGCCATGAGAATGTCTCCTTAGTTGGTCTTGAAAGTCCAGTACGCCACGGCCATCGCTTCGGGGTACAGCATCTTGCCGCCCCAAACAGCCAGCATCTGGTACTCGACGCCGAAGGTGCGGGGCGAAGGCATGATGCGACCGTCGATGATGTCGGAAGCGTAGGCGAACGCACCACGGTGGCCCGCGATGACATAGAAGCACACACGCCCATCCGGTTCGACAACGTAAGGAGCATGGGTGGTTTCGATGACGTTGAAGCCGCCAAGGGGCACATTCCAGAGGCCGTCAATGCCGAAGCTGCACGGCTTGCAGGAACCCGTCCAAGCGGCGTTGGCGAAGTTGGACATGGACAGGACAGGACGGAAGGCCACGGGCATGACGACGAACATCTCGCCGTCCTTCCACATGAGCTGTTCAGTCAGCACCTGCTGGAGCTGCGCCATGCGCAGGGGGATGTTGTCCTTGTCCACGACCACCGGGTTGCCACGGGAGCCGAGGTCGACGGTGCCGAACTTGCCAGCGGCGGAACCCTTGTTCTGGGTGCTGGCTTCGAGAATCATGGCGGTGAGAACCCATTCGCGCTGCATGGCGACGTAGGTTTCGTATACGCTGTCGAGGAACTTTTCTTCCCAAGCAGCCCAACGCTCACAGGCGAAGTGGATGTCCGTCTGGTCAATCTTGATGGCGTTGTAGGCCGCGTTGCAGATGGACAGGCAGATGGCCTGCGCGCTGACCTGATTGGGCACCATCTCCTGATTCTTCTGATAGGCACGCCACGGGCCGACTTCGGGAGCTTTCAGAATCTGCACCTGCTGGTTGCATTGCAGGATGCGTTCGTCGATCTCGGAGTTGGTGATTTCCGGCAGGAAGTCACGTTCGTACACCCGTGCGATGATTTCATTGTAGTAGCCGGGACGCGCAAGCGGGGTAGCCTCAAGACCACCATACCCGGAGGAAGACTGCAAAATCATAGACACCTCTACAAAGTTTACGGACGCTATCTAAGAGCGTCGCGATGTTTCTTCATGACAGACCGGAAATCCTCACGGCTCATCTGTCCCGTCTGCACCATGAACTTATACTGTGCAATCTGGTCACTCGTCAAACGCCCACCTTCCTCAGCCGCAGGCGCGGGGGCAGTGGTTGCCGCAGCCGGACTCACGCTCGCAACATTGGCGAGGTCGGGCACCGACTGCTTCACCTGATTCAAGACGTTGATGACATAGTCGGCATTGCCCCGCTGGTACTCGGCAGCCACAAGCTGGCCGACGAGAAGTCCCGCGTTGCCGCCGATGGGCGACATCATCATCTGCTGGTAGGCCGGAGTCTTCTGGAGGGACTCCAAATCGGGATGGGCTTTGAGGATAGCATCCCGCGTTTTATTGAGACGGGCCGTGAACTTCTCGTCATCCAGCTTGCGGAACCGCTCTTGCAGCTCCTGTTCAAGCTGCTGGACACGAGCTTCGGAATCCTTCACGGCACGGTTGGCTTGTTCCCGCACGGTACGAACAATAGGAGCAAGCAGCTTCTTCGCGTCTTCCTTGTCGATGGTGGTAAATTCGGTTTCGGACGAAGACAGGAGCTGCTCAATCTCCCGTTCTTCCTTCATCCGAGCCAGCTCATCGGGAAGGCGACGCGCTTCCTCAAGCTGCCTACGAGCCTCCTCCAGTTCGCGGCGAAGCGCCACGTTGTCGTCCGGCTCCGTGTGAGTAGGCGCGGCCTGACGCTGCTGTTCAAGGTTGGGATGCGCGTTCGTGTTAGAATGGCCCATAACCACGGACAGGGCATCCACGTAATTCTCCGGCAGCTTCACGGAAGCGACAGGAGTGAGCGTAGGCTCCGTACTGTTCTGAGCGGTTTGGACAGGTTCCGTGATGGGTGGGATGGGCGGCACCACGGGAGGCTGAACCGGAGTCTGGACGACAGGCTGCGGGTTCACCACAGCGGTCGTCTGCGCCGGGTTGCCGCCGCGCAGGTGGGCCGTCTCTTCACGGAACTTGGCAGCCGCAGCCGCAGCGGGATGCGGGTGCCGTACTTTCGGTTGTACCACAGAAGCCTGTGGCTGGATTGGCATCGTCGACATGGAGCTACCCTCTCATTATTTGGCTGTAGACCTAAGCTGTACAAGCCTTGTAAAAAGCATCTCGACCCCTTTCTTGATGCCATGCTTATGCACTGCATCCATTCTGGCGTCAGGGTCGAATGCGGCTTTTCTCGCGGCTTTATCGAAGTCTTGATCTGCTTTCTGCACCGCCGTTTCCAAAAAGTCAATCAACCCTTGCAGGGCTGCGGCGTCGGCAAGCAACGGACGGAGCTGGCTTGTCTCCATCTGTTCCGCTGCTTGCCTGATAGCGACGCTACTTTTTGGGAGCATACGTCAGGCCCGTGATGCGGCTGCGCTGGTCGCCGGAACCGGAAGTCCCGGACTGGGCGCGCCCATTGCCGGGGGCGACGGTCGTCCCCGCAGGCGGCGTGATGATGGAAGGCTTACGGTACGTCCTCGGCTTACGGCAAGTAGAACACATAGTCCTCACCTCTTATCGTAGCGCAGTTCGTCCAACTTCTCGAAACCGGGGCGGCGTCTGCGCAATTCACACCGCCTCGCTTCCTCCTCAAAACGCCTGTCCTCATCCTGTTGCTTGAGATAGTCCATCCGGGAGCAGGACTCGCCGTCAAAGAGACGCCCAAGCATGGGGAACTGAGGACGCTTTCTCACAGGGCCAGTGTACATAGGCTCTTCCTATTCGGCGGTATACGCCGGGATAAGGTACTTCCCTACCTTGAGGTACGCGGCAGGGCGGCCAAGGAGCTGGTCACGGAAGGAACCCACAATCGTGGTGGGCACATCATTCTCCACGGTGGCTTCCGTGACCTGCGGCGATTCAGAAGCTACCACAGGCTCAACGGCCTCGGCAATAGCTTCCTGCATCTCGGCGCAGGTGGGCACTTGGGCATTCGGCACATGGGCCTTGCCAGCGCAATCCTTGAATACGGCGGCCACATCCTCGGCGGGGAACTCGACGCAGCCCTTGACGTACTCGCAAAGGAACTGTGCAAGCTGTTTCGCCACGGCATCGTCCACTTTCACGGAACCAGTGAGGGACACGCCCGACAACTCGGAACCAGTGACGGTGCCGCCGCTGACATCCGGCGTCTTGATAATCGGGTCAACCCAAGTTCCGCCGTCGAAAAGCCCGGTATTGGTGCAACTCATAGTTACTCCCCAAGAAGAAATTTAGAGTCCCAAGGGAACTCATCCTTTGTAACGATGCGCAGATAAATCCGTGCATCCCCTACAGCCGTCTGGTCATTCAGGATGAACCTGTATGAACCGGGGATATGCAGCAACATGATGTTGTTGCACTTCGACAGTTCGTAAGTGCAGTCATTATGCCGCATGGTTTCTTTTGCAAGAAGCTGCGTCTGATACTGGCGCAAATCCCACACAGGGCAGGTCTCGGCCTTGCGCTTGGGGATGACTCCTTCTTTGAACAAGAGCATCTCAAGGCAGGCCACCTGCGGGACAAGCAACTCGGACTTGTCCGCACGTTCCTTGTAGTCCTTGAAGCCGAACGCCTGAATGATAGCCACTTCACCGGGGAACACATGGAAGAAGGGGCTTTCCACGGACAAAGACGTTTCCGTCATGATAGGGACATAAATACTCTTGTCGATAGCCATGACTTAATTCGCCACCTTGTAATTACCGGGATAGTAGAATGCAGGCATGTGCATGATGGAAGCCAACGGAACGACCATGTATTCCACTTCCATATCCCCAAGCATGTCGGTATTACTCAATTCCAACTCATACGTGCCGGGAATCATGACAATCAACTGGAGGATGGGCTGCTGTACAATACCGAGAAAGTGCTTTCCCAAACCCCAATATTGTCCGCCAAGCGTCATCTTTTCACGGAACAGAATACGGCCATCGGTGCCATAGGCACCATCCATAGCGCAAGGGTCGCAAGTGTCCCCGGTCGTCGGCCCGGTCGTAGACTTCACCAGACGATTCACCCAAATCATACCGTTATCCGGCATGTTGTAGGTGGCGATGATAATGGCCTCACCGGGATTCACAGTGAAACTGCGAGAATAGATGGTGCCATGCCGGGTCTCCGGACTGAACAGGATAACCTTCCCCGGTGCCGCCATGAGCGCCGTATCGTCCGGGCCACAACGCATGGGATTGATGGGATACCCGGTAGAGATTTTACTTCCGCACTTCATACAATACCCCAAAGCCAACTGCCCGCCACCCCAAGGATGACCCCGTAGATGACGCCGCGCACCGACGCGCAGCACCAGCAAGGGTCTTCCATCCACGGGATAGGCCAGAACAGCCAACACCAGAAGTCATAGAACAACGAGGGTTCTTTCGTCTGACCATTGCTCAACACCGGATGGCACCAGTTGATATGGTCGAGGAAAAAATCCTTAGCCTTTTTCCACAGCTTTTCCAGCATCTTCATCCTCGCCCAACTTGTAGAACACGGACACTTGGCTGAACAGAGCTTGCGCCACCTTGACGAAAGCACGCCACAGGCGGCGGTTCTTGGGCGGGACGACAATCATCGGGTCGGCCCAATAAACGCGGCGCTGATTGCCCACGTATCCGCCGGAACGGTAGTAGGCTTCACCATTCCCGGTACGGACGGTGAACCCGCCATCGTTGTTGACGGCGACCACATTGCCCGTCCCAATGCCAAGCACGTATACGGTGTCGCCAAGCTCTACAGGATAACCATCAATCATCTCTCATACCTCTTGGTTACATGCTACCCGCAGGCAGTTGTGCGGCATCCTGCGATGGGGCGGCTGCCGCAGCCGACATATCTCCTGCATCCCCTGCGGGCAACGCCGTCGCCCCGTTGGGGCCGGGCGTACTGGATGGAACGGGCGAAACAGGCGTGAGGAACTCTTTCGGAACACCCATATTGCCAAGCACGTTATTCAAAGCCCACGCCATAATCGCCATCCCATTCGGCATCTGGGCAAGCTGCTGCCCGGCGGAAGCAGTCAACTGCAAAATCTCATACGAATTTTGACGGTCTATTTCCCGTTGTAACAGACCAGTTGCCCCCTGTGCAAGCACCTTACAGTCGCCCTTCACGGACGGGTCTTTGCTGTAGACCATGTTGTAGTTGTACAACAACTGGCCCAACGGAGCGAATACGGACTGGTCGATGTTGGCGACGGCGGCCTGCAATGCCTTCTCCGCATTACCTTGAAGCATCGCGGCACCACGGAAGGTACGGTTCACACCGGAACCCTGTGCCGTCCCGTGCAAGGCTGCCGGAATGTTGGACACCCTGTCCACCAAAGCCATAAAGTATTCAAGGACTTGGAGATAAGAACCCATGACGCTTGGGATGTCGTAGAACCGCAGGGCCGGGTTGTTCCCGCTGACCTCCCCATCCGCCAAGTAGACGGTGTTGGGGACAAGCCGAGCGATGTCCTCATCCGTCATGTACTTGCTCAGGCGGGCGTAATCAGCTTCCACGATGGGGCCGGACGAGCTGGCTGCGTTCATCACCAGATACCGCAGCACCGTGAGGTAGCAACGCTCCACGTCCCGGATACGCTGCGGGATGCTGAAACTTGGGATACGGTCATGAGTCTTGTAGAAGCTCGCCGTGAACACCGGACGGGCATTCAGGTTCGGATTCGGCTGGACAACCACCTGAACCGTGTGCCCTTTGATGACCGTCACCATCGCGTTGTAAAATTCCAAATCCTCAACGTGGGTGATGCCATACGTCCGCAGCTCCTTACCGCTGAAATACCCATAGTGGATGAGCACGTCGATGGTGGCAGAGCAGTTGGCCCACAGGACAAGGCGGTTATCCGGCTGGTCGGGGTTCTCGGACAACCACTGGAACTCATAGTTGCTGTCCTTCTCCGCTTCCTCCAGAACCTTGATGATGTTCTCCTTGATGTAGCTGTTCATCCGGGCGGCTTCCATCAACTTCTGCCGCGTCCACCGCTGGCGAAGGAAGATGCCCGTGCCCCGCTGCGTGTCGGGGCTGTCAGGAGAATACCAAAAATCCCACGGAGATACGGAGTGGAACTCGTAGAACGTCTCCAGTTTGGTGGCGAGCTTGTCCCCATCCCACTGGAGGCGCGGCCTGCGAGTCGGCACCGGGCCATGCAGGACAGCGAACGGGTAGACGGTGAAGTCCGTGGCGAACCCATACATCGCCGTATTCCATCCACCTTCGATGCACTGGTCGGTCATGAGCTTTTCCATGCCGTCAGCCGCACGCTTGGCGAAGTCGTACTCCTTCCGCATCACCGCAGTCTTCAACGACCGGACAAGTTCAGTAAGGTCGCCCGTATACTGGTTGTTGAAGATTTCATTCTGCAACTGAGAGAGCACCTCGTACCGCCCAGACTCGGACAGGGACGGGATGGGTGTAGGCTGAATCGTCCAAGGCAAGGCGTTGCCCTGAACCAGCGTCTCAGTAAGGTACGACTGGACAAGACCGGACTTCATCGCCGTGATGTTGACGTAGGCATCCACCCCAATCTCATCGGCAATCTGCCTGTCCGGGCCGGAAAGATTCCCATTGAACTGGTCGTAGCATTCACGCAAAACCTGACGAAGAGGCTTGTCGCCCACAAGTTCCTGCGACTGCCAACGGATGGCCTCATTGAACCGCGTGAGCGTGATGTGGGCCAGAGGGTCGCGAGCTTTCGGCGGCACTTCTATGGTTTTTGCATAATTATATACATCTGCCATTACATTACCTTTCGCAAAATTTTGCGGCGTTGCGCCAACCTACGGACGACTTGCGAAGCCTTTACGTCATTGGCTGTTTCTTCCCGGCAAATATACATGGCCCCATACTGGACGGCGTCTGCGATGTGGGAGTACATATTTTTCTCAGGCTTGGCATCATATGCCGCGCCCACGGAACCCATAACCCGCAAACGCTTATACCTATACCCACCCTGAAACGCCTTGATTGTCAAGCTGCAATGTGGCGATATGATGATGCCGCCAGCATTTTTGTTCAAGAGCTGGTCGACGGCACGGATACGAGTCTTCGGGTCATTGGTCTTCGGCATATACACCTCGAACCCTTTCTGCTCAAGGTGGGTACTTGGAGCCAATCCCGTATAGGCGTCCTTGGCGTTGGCCGGGTCACAGGCAACAATGATGTTGCACTTCGGATACTTGGACAGGATAAGGGGCATAAACGCCTGTTCAATGAACGCCTCCATCCCAAGGCCCTCACCATACAGCTCATCGACAATGGCCCACCGTCCCTGATTCTGTTGAAAGAAAACCGCGCCCGGATGGATACCGGAAGTGTCGTACCCGATGATAGTGGTGCTATACGGGATGGGTTCAATCTCGTTCCGGGCGACGTGGGTGTCGTACTTGAACATGGGCCACACAGGTTTGCCGTCCCTCATCGGGACATCGAGCATACAGAACAGAGAGTCGATTTTATCCGTCCGGCCTTCAAGCTGCCACGCCGCCATCTGGTTCCGGTAGTAGTCCATCCCCTTCTCACGAAGGAACTCTTCCTGTTTCTCGACGGGCCATTCGTTGAAATCGTCCGGCTTCGCCTTGGCTCCGAGATTCCGCAAGTTCTCGGCGTTGGGATTCGTCTCATACCGGACGTTACCCAAGTCGTCTTCAATCTTGAACGCTGCCGGGGGCTGCTCGAATATCTCCCAATTCGGCTCAGGGTGAGCTTTCATGTGCAGGAGGAAGTGACCCTGCGGCGGCTGGTTGGTATCAATCAGGAGGCCAGCATAGGAGCAGCCGCCCATGTCATCGGAAGGATAACGCCCCACACGGCCCAGAGCACTGACGAGGATTTCATAGTCGATACTGGTCGCTTCATTGATGATGGCGAATGACCAGTTCTTTGACTTTAATTTTTCAGCATCCTCGGCAGCTTGGAGAGCAATCAGCTCGAACTCGACCTGCGCGATTGTCCCCATTCCCGGCTGCCACGGCTGGTGGAATTGCAGCCACTCATAGGAACCATCCCCCACCGGGAAACGATAGACCCCCTTGATGGGAGAACCACCGAGACGGATGGTGCCGAACTTCGACGGAAAAACCTCCAGAATGCTCTCTCGCGTCGTGGAAACGAGTTCAGGGTATGTACCACGGATAACCCCGATTCGTGTGTACCTGACCCCATCAGGGGCCGGATTTTGGGCAAGACAATAAAACTTCGCGTCGTTCATAATCATGCAGGTCTTGCCCGAACCATACGGCCCGAAAATCAACTTCACGACTGCATCCGAGTCGTGGAACTTTATCCCCGTAGGAGAGGGTATGTAATTGAAATCAGGAATAAACATGGGGTTACTCCGTATAATCAATCACATTGGTCTGCGGCTGCGCCATGATGTGCGCCAACTTCTTGTTGGTCGGCAGCTTCGGGATATTGAAGGAAATGTTCACAGCCGTCTGGTTCACGTTCCCGCCCTCGCTCTTGTTCTCGACAGGAGCATCCATGCCCGCGCTCCGCATCAGGATGGACAAGAGCTGGAGCATGGCCTTGTCTTCCATCTCGCCGCTCTTGGCCCGAAGATACAGGCGTTCCTGCAAGTCGCTGACCAATGACTCGGTACGGATACGGTAGCTGGCGAACGGCCCAAGTTCCCGCAGCCTAGCCATCTCGGACTTCACGAGGTCGACGAAGACCGGGAGCTTCATCAGGTGGACGAAATCCTCAGCCGGGATGTCATAGGACTTGGCGATGTCCGAGGCCGTATATACGGTGCCCGATTGCGGTTGGGACATCAGAGCGATATCCCGTGCAATCATGGGCCACTGGTGCTGCTTTTTCAACAGCAACGGCGATAAATCCAAGGGTGTATTCATTGCAGGCATAACCAACCACCTAGGGAGAAAGGGGGCCTTTCGACCCCCCATTTGCTTACTTGAACCGGATGAGGGCCGCAGCCGCAGTCTGGTTCGTGTTACCGGACACGCTAATCTTCACAGCCTTGCCATCCAGCGCGGAGATGTCGGTGGCGCTGGTGCCAATCGTCACCGCAGAACCCGAAGAGAACTCAGGCGCAATGGAGAACGTCAGCGCATTGGCCCCGGCACCGTCCGCTTCCTTGGCGATAAGCTGCACCGTGGAGCGACCACCCGGAATGAAGGTGTGGATGATCGGAATCGTAGCACTGGACTCGAAGGTGTAGTACAGCGGCATGTCGGCGTAGTCAGCCGCATCCACAGCATTCGTGACCTGAGTCTCCAGCCAATCCGCATTCACAGACACCCCGGCAGCTTCCACCTTGATGCCGCCGTTGGCCTTGGCCTTCACCGCCACAGACTTGGTGCCCGTACCGGAGATGGTCACACCGTTCCCGGCGGCCACCTTATCACCCGTGTCCACGTTTTTCGCCAACCATGTGGTGTTGACGGAGATACCGCTGGCGTCGACGGTGATACCACCATCGGCCTTAGCCTTGGCAGTGATGGTCTTCGTGGTCGTACCGGAAATGGACACACCGTTCCCGGCGGCTACCTTGTCGCCAGTATCCACGTTTTCAGCCAGCCAATCGGCGCTGACCGAAATACCCGTGGAATCGACCAGAATACCGCCGTCCGGCTTTGCCTTGGCAGCCACGGTCTTCGTCCCGGTTCCGGTCAGGGTGATGCCGTTGCCAGCCGTAACCTTGTCGCCGACCTTACCATCCAGCCAAGATTCATCGACATAAACACCACTGGCATCAACTACGAGACCGCTGTCAGCCTTCACCTTGACGGTAATCGTCTTGGTGTCGGTACCCGTAACGGTCACGCCGTTACCCGCAGCGACCTTGTCCCCGGCAGTAGTATGTTCGGCGAGCCATGTGGTGTCAACGGATACGCCCGTTTCATCAACGACAATGCCGCCATCAGTTTTGGCCTTGACTTGGAAAGTCGAAAGCGCCAGTTCAAGACCATCACCCGCTTCATAATCACGCACATGCTTCTTGAAGAAGCTATACGTGATAATAGCCTCATTAATGGGATTCTGAGGCGTCATCGGCGCGACACCGTAAGGTGAAGGTACATCTCGCAATTCCGTAAAAATAGGAATCACAACACCGAGAGAAGCCACTTGGTTATCCGCAGCTTCCTGAACAATATTCATCAGGATAGTGTGGTCTGTGGGAGAGACATTATGGCTAATGCTGGACAGCAACTTGCCGTCATCAACCCCGTAAGTCGTAACCAGATTGGCCCGGCCTGTTTCCTTGTCCAGAGCCGAACTCACCACAGCAATATGCTGAGTAATAGTCCCGTCCTGATTCAGCTTACCAGTAAAAGCCTTAAGGTCGGCAATGGTCTGATCACCGGAAGTACGGACAACCGTATCATCCACGGCGATGCCAGCGGCAGCCACCTCGATACCGTCACCCGCCTTGGCGGAGATAGTATCGGAAGCAATGGCAATACCATTGCCCGCCTTGTAGTTGCTGGCCGCATGCTCGGACAGCCACTCGGTGTCCACGGAGATGCCGTCAGCGTCCACGACAATGCCGCCCTCAGCCTTGGCCTTGGCCGCAACCGTCTTGTTCGTCCCGTTCGCCGTGATGGACACACCGTTACCAGCGACCACGGTGTCACCGCCAGCATGGTCTTTCAACCACTCCTCGTCGATGAACACGCCGTCCTCGTTAACGATAAGGCCGCCATCAGCACCCGGCTTCACGGAGATGTTTTTGGTGGTACCTTGATCAACGATGGTAACACCGCTGCCAGCGGAAACGATGTCACCCTTGTCATGCTGCGCCAGCCAGTCCGTATCAATGTGGAGGCCATAGCTGTCGACCAACAGGCCCGCATCCAGCTTGACCTTGGCGTTGATGGTGGTGGTGGTGTCAGTCTCGGCACTGAAACTGATACCGTCGCCCGGCTTGTACTCCATTACCTTGGGCAAGTCGTCAGCGGACAGATATGCGCCCTTGTCAGAGCCTACGTTGATGAGGTTGCCCTCATCACTGGAGACCACGTTGACGGTGAACTTCCCTTCGGAGTCGAACGTCAGAGCGTTTTCCTCGTCTTTGGTAGCCACCATCGTCGACATATCCGCGACAAGCTCGCCCGCTTCGGTGAAGTCCAAATGCCCATCGGCACCAACCCGCACGGAAATCTTGAACCCGTTGAAGATGATACCGTTGCCAGCGACGTAATCGCCGCCCAAGCAGTGTTCCTCAATCCACTTCTCGTCGATGTAAACGCCGGAAGCGTCGATGAGGATACCGCCAGCATCCTTCGGCTTGACCGCGATGGACTTGGCGTCCTCGCCCTCGGTCACGGTGATGCCGAGACCAGCGTCGACCTTGTCGCCAAGCTGAGGCGTGAGCCACTCGGTGTCCACACCCACGCCATTCTCGCCGACAGGCAGGCCGCCTTCGGGGTCAACCTTGACAGAGACGGTTGCGTCAGAACCGGACAGGGAGACGTTGATGCCATCCCCGGCCACAGGTTTCGGCGCATGTTCGCCAAGCCACTCCTCATCCACATAAACGCCATCGGCATCGGTACGGATACCGCCGCCAGCTTTCGTCTTCGTGGCAACGCCATCGGCGTCCTTGCGGAGACCGCCAAGAGGATTCAGCTTCACGGCCAGACCGCCCTGAGAACCTTCGGAAGAGGCACCAGCGGCGAGGCACTCAAGGCCGGACGTGTTGTCGTTGGCGGCAGTCAAGTCCATCTTCACGGCAATGGTCTTGACGAACTCGTCATCCCCGGTAAGGGCGATACCGCAACCCGCCTGAACCTTGTCGGAACGCTTGGCGAGCCAGTCCTCGTCGATGCTCAGACCATTGGCCACGTTGCACAGGATGCCGCCGTCTTCATGGAGACGGACGATAATCTGCTTCCCGTCCATCTCGATGCCGCAACCGGAAGTGTACGGGTCAACCCGGAGCTGGCCGGACTCGTCAACATACAGGTCGTTATCGTCGCCGCCAGTACCCACAATCTTGCTGGTGTCCACAGCGATGCCGCCGTCTTCACCGAGCTTGAGGGTGCCGTCCTCGCTCAGATGCACCATGATGGGAGACACCGACGCACCGGAAATGGTCTGGGCCGCACCGAACATGAGGCCGGACTTGGCGATGAGGGGCAGGTCAAGGTACCCATTGTGGCAGGCGAGGCCGTTGTAAGGCTTGCCCGTGGTGCCGTCACCGCGCAGGAGCACGGAGATGACATCGTTGGCAACCTTGATACCGCAGCCGCCAGTGTAGTTGTCGATGAAATCATCCACGTTCACATACACATCGACCACGCTGCCGTTCGACAGGAGGTAAACGAAGCGCATATACTTGCCGGGGATGATGCCGACGCCGGGGGTGAAGGTGGCGGAACCCGTCAGCTTCATGCCAGTCAGCGCCTTCCAGTTAATGGTCAGGAGAGACCCGTCAGCGAACCGGAAGTTGGTCGGCTGTGTGGAGACAACGGCGGACTCACGGTTGTCTTCAAGGAAGGAGGCGCGGGCCACTTCGGGCCACAGGCCGGAGTGCTCGGCGTCAAGCTCGTACTCGAAGTCGATAGTCTGTTCGACGTTCAGCTTCGTGTGGAACTTGAGGCCCATCCCGCCGTCGAAGTCGTAGTCGCCGTACTTCATCGCGATGGACAGCATGTAGTCGCCTACCGTGTCCTCTTCGCCGGAAGCATCGGGTTTGCCGTCCACGATGTAGACGGCGCGCAGGGAAGATGTCGAGGTCATGATGGTCACGGTGTCGACCACGACCCCATCATGCCCGGTGATGTTGAGCTTGCCAGTGTTGGCATCGTACTCAACGCCGACCTCGGAAGAAATTTTCCCGTTGTTCCCCTCGTAGAGAATCTTGTCGTTGCGGTTGACCAGCGAGTCGAAGTCGGCGTAAGCGCCGCCGTCTTCACCGCGTTCGAGAAGGTTGCCATCATCCTTGGAGATGACTTCGAGAACCTCGAACACGTCCTCACGGGTCAGCTTGATTTTGCCGTCCACCTCACTGATTGTCAGAAGATTGATGACGGCGTTGGACAGGATGTCGTTCCCGTCAATCTTGACGCCGCCATCGGAACCGAAGCCGAGCATGTTGTCCGCGTCGGCGGAAATCTTCGGTTCGGCGGGCAGGGCGAACAGCTTGCCGTCCACACCGAGCTTGATGATGTTATTGTCCGTCGCGCTGACAAAGTCGTCAGCCTTCACGGACAGGCCGTCAGCAAGGTTCTTGAGCAGGTTCACGCCGTCCGTGGACACGGGGACGAAAACGGGACTGAGGAGGGAACCCTCGGTCGCCGATACGTGTTTCTTCCCATCGACAGACAGCGTAACCGGAGTAAAAAAGATAGCCACAGGCATCTCCTGATACTAAAGGTATGTTACTAGTAAATGACCATATATCATTAATCGCCGCTGCAAGCACAACTGCAATCACAGGAACTGTCACACGCACAATCCCCGGCAGTATGGCCTGCATCAGCGACACCATTGGATGCAATCATAGCGGCGCAAGCTGCAACAGTGAGGGTCACGGTATCGTCAGTCGTCCGAAACCGTTCGTACCACGGCTTCTTCGTTTGCCGCTTGGATGAATCTGATTTCCTCAAACCTGTCATTGGCAACCTCCAGCTTGTCGTCATACTGACGAATGATAAGGAGTAAGTCCTCAACCGTACAGATGGTATCACCCACGACAGGATGAGGAATAGGAGCAAGCAAATACTCCGGCACCCGCGTCGTATTCACCTTACTCACTTTCAGGGAAGGCGTGCAGCCCACGCACAAGCTCAGGAGGGATAACAACAGACAGCACGCTGCGAACCTCTTGGCTCTGCGCAGCCATTTTAGACAGACGCTTCTCGAAAGATAGGAACTGTGTCTGACGTTCATGCTCTCTATTCTCCAACCGTTGCGTCGCTTCTTCCACCCGTGCCGAACGAGCTATTTCTTCCGTCAACACCATATTCATGTCTTGCAGGGATTCTGTCAACAGCTCGTTGCGCTCACGCAAACTCTCCAACTCCCTGTACCCAAAATAAACCGCCAAGGCAACGACGCCGACAAACACCGCGCCTATGACGGCGGCAACCTTTTTCACTTCGGACATGGCGGCACCTTCCCGTTGAGGGCCTCTTCGACATGGCGGCGCACTTCCGGGTCATTCAACTCCACGCTAATATGCGCGGCCACCCGCCGCCGAAGGACGCCCATAATCTTCTCCAGCACCGGATGGATAGGACAGCCGAGGCTCCGCAGGTTGTTGATGATGCTCGCGGCTTCGGTGAGGCAGCAACAGAACAGGCCCCAATTCACAGCGTAGATGATGACCCCGGAAGTTCGGAAGAAGGCATGGCAAAGAAGCCCCGTGATGACCACCAGCGCCATATAGGTCAGGAACTTGCGCATCCAGTGGAACAGGTACTTGGGGTCGAACGTCCCGTAGACTCTGGACTTCAACACGCCCAAGACGAGATCGGCGGATGCGAACAGGATGTAGATGCCGAAGACGTTGACATCACCATAAAGCACCTCGGTGAAGAATGTAGCGACAGCGGCTATAACCATTTTAGCGTAATAACCAAACATAAGCTGTCCTGCATAATATACGGTGCTGTCCCAAAGGCTCTCCAAGGACTCTATTACTGCATTCTTCATAGATTACCCCTCGAAATCCGAACGCTCAAGCAACGTATACGTAAAAGAATTTCCGTAGACCGACCGCGCTTTCTCCAATACTTCAATGAACTTCTTGTATTCCGCCGCCCCCGCGCCCACCGTGCAGCCCTCTGACCAGTTGTCCACCTGAATGGAGGTGTGGGTCTTGGACGACCAGTGAATGTTGATGCCGAACATCCCCCACTGGATGTCCCCATAGTCCATATACAAGTCCATGTTCTTGTCCCGGTATACGGCCACAGGCTTTATCTGGACGAGAGCCTTCTCCTTGCCCTTGTGCAAGCCCAGAGCGTATGCGCCCCTGTATTGCCCCGGCACCATAACGGCCCGGCCATAGGATGGAGGGGTTATCATCGGCCCCTTGCCGGGGTCGGTGGTGCAGGCGAACCTGTCATCCACCCATCCACCATCCACCTTATATAACAGGCACAGCGTATCGTCAAATTTGTTGGTGACTTGGCGGCTGTTTCGGATGCCTACCACATTCGTATTGTAGTCGCCCTCGGTAAACACGGCATACCCCTTGCGGCGCATGACCGAGAAAATATCGTCAAGGCTGTAGTCGACCATAGGATTCTCCTTTTGGAGCACAGGGTAAAATAATTATGGGAACCCCTCAACAAAACCATTGACAGCCGGGACGAATGCGTCTATATATGGCTCACCGAAAAGGAGTGAATCACGAGCGCGAGGTGAGGGTTGGCTGTAGTGACGGGGACTCGTAATGGAAGACGGTCAACCAGATGCTTTCCGAAACCGGATTTGGTCTCTCTTTCGTAGAACTGCGCGATACCCACTATCAGCAGAACCCCCTTGGAAGGGTTTTACCACCAACTTGTGCCTTCCAAGGGGGCTTTCTTTTGCCTATTGGTACCTACCGCCAACTAGCTGGAATGCTTGAATAATTCGCCGCATTGGTACAATCCATGAAAGTGAAGTCATGGGTCGGCGTGTTCGGGTACTTCGACCACAAGGCCGGAACGCTCGACGTAATGGCGGCATCATACGAGAACGAATGGGTGAAGTCCTCGACCGATTTGGTCGTATCGAACAACGATGCCGGCACCGTGATTAACCCTGTGCAATTATTGAACACATAGGCGAAGTTGGTCACTTTGGTCGTGGTACTGAACAGGTCGGACGGGACAACGATAATCTCAGGGCACTCCATGAACGTGCCGTAAAAGCTGGTCGCCTCGGTGTTATTCTTGAAAAGCGTCGATGGGACTTGAACCAGCTTGCTGCACCGGGCGAACGTCCCGGCGAAAAGCTGCGCCTTGGGGTTGTTGGCGAACAGGTTCTGCGGCACTTCACGCAACCCGTCGCAGCCGTCGAAGCAATAGGAAAAGTCCACGGCGTTGAGGTTCCCTGCGAACAGGTCAGCCGGAATGTCCGTCACCTTCACCAGCCCACTGAAGCAGTTCTGGAACCCGGTCGCCGCCTTGCAATTGGCAAACAAATTCTCCGGGATGGATGAAATCAGGGAACAGCCGTGGAAGCTGTTGGAGAACCCGGTACACTCCGTCCACAGGTCGAAGAGGCCCACCGGGATGGAGCGGAGATGCGAGCAGTCGTAAAAGTGGGAATAGGGTTCGGTCAGCACCGGGGGCAAGCTGTAGGTCTCGGCACCATCCGGCCCGATGTTGACGAGGGTCTTCCGAAAGAATTGGGTATGCGGGATAGCCGCCCGTTCAGGGTTGCTTCCCACGAACCGGACTCGGCGCATGTCCTTTGCCCAGATGCGCATGGTGTAGACGCCGGACTGGTCATAGTCGTGGATGAGCTGGTCGGTATCGCTGCTTCCGGCCTTGACGGTCGTGACCTTGCCATCTCCCCACTCAATGAAGGTATCAATCAGGAATACCCCCTCGTCTTCCAGATAACCGAGCGGCGCGCTCGTCCGCTTTCCCCCGGATGTAGTGGCCCCGGTGTCCACGACGCCCACCATCGGCATCATATTGTCTCTGAATCCATACATAACGGCATATCCTATGTGTGCATCCCTTGACGAATCTGCCCAGCAGTGCATACTACCCCCAAAGAACACCCATCGTCAAACACCCAATACAGGAGCCAATATGGACAGACTCATTTGCGGCTACCCGGTTGTGCCCAAGGCGAAAACGCTCATGGTGTACTCCGACCCCGACTATACCAGCCCCTACCCCGGATATGCTCTGAAAGAAGTCATGAACTTCCGTGCGGACAACAAGCCCTATGTCGGCCCCGTCGAGTTTGAATACGACGACAGCATCACAGGCCCCGCGTCCGTGACGACCGACAGCAAAGGGAAAGCCACCGTTACCCTCACGCCGAACAGGGATGGCCTCTCCATCATCACATGCAAATTCGGGGGGGGAGAGTACGAACTCAGGTACAGTGTGCTAAACCATCAGGCGAGGTTTGAACGCCGCACCATCTACCAGAACCGGAACACCTCCACGATTCTCTGGGTTTACAACAACTTGCAGGAATACAACGGGACGGTCTCCATCAAGTACCCGGCAGGGCTTACCGGGCCGACCAGCGGCGAGATAAGCGCCGGGGCGATGGCGATTACCATCAACGGCTCCACGCTTGGACGCAAACAGGTCGACGTCCAGTTCGGCGTGCAGACCGCCTACTGCGCCGTGGAAGTCATTGAAGACCCGATGCCGCCTCAGTAACCCGTACACCCCCTGTCGCTCCGGCAGGGGGTTTCGTTTGCCAGTACCCACGCAATCGAACAAAACGGGGCCTAGGATGGCGATAACGGGTCAGGGTAAGTTGGGTAAGGGATGAGGGATTGCGAGGCTCTGGAGGGCGTTTCCGCCCCAGAAAAGGTGAACCCCTCTCAAGTTGCCGCTGAGAGGGGGTTCGGAGGACTGGTCATGTCCATACGTTGGAGTACGTATACAGCAGGAGACCGAAATCAGGATGTTCCCTTAATTGCCCCGCCAGTATGACCCGGACGGGGCTTGAAGTCAACAGCCTCCCCATCGCTCCATCGCGTAGATGAGGATGCAGGCTATCACACATCCCCAGAAGATACCGCTGCACGCGGCCCAGAACGGGACGCACAGGAAGACGAACGTGAGGAACAAGATGTAAGCCATACTAAAGAGTTCTCGTGGCCCAAAGGATGAAGGCTATACAGGCCAAAAGGCTCACCAGCACGGCACAGGCAATCACGAAGTCGTCCGAAGGCGCGACCTCCCGGTTCTGGCAGGGGCACTGGACGACGATGGTTTGGCACACAGGCTGGCACTGGACAGGCATCGGATACTGAACGGACGGAGAAGCATTCATATCGAGGACTCCTTTGGGTTAAATGGTTCGAGAACGGATGTTACTTCCAATCGTCGGGGATGTCAACATAGTTGGAAGCACTGGTCACGTTGCGGAAACACCTGTCATGGTCGGCGACATCAGGGTATGTCGTCCATAGCGTGGGTACGGCGCTTGTTACCTGTGAGCAACCGAGGAATGTACTTACAAAACTTTCCACTTTACCCTTATTGTCAAACAACCCGGACGGGATACTCTTTAAAACCTGCCAATTCGCGAACGTATTCTGGAAAGATGTGGCATCCGGCTGGTTCCTGAACAGTCCGGCGGGAATCTCCACACCAGCCCACCACTCGGAAAAGGCGTTATAGAAGTTGGTCGCCTTGATATTGTTGGCAAATATGTCTTCCGGTATATGCGTCATCTTGGACAAACCGGCAAACACGCTGCCGAAGTTAGTAACCTTGGTGTTCTTGGCGAAAAGGTTCGCAGGGATTTCTCCCACGATACTCTGGCATCCGCTGAACGTGGCGAAGAACACCGTGGCATCCGGCTGGTTGTCGAACAATCCTTCGGGTATCCCCGTTAGCTGGATGCAATCGGAGAACACATAGGAGAAATCGGTAATCTTGGGATTGTTGGCGAACAATTCCGCCGGGATAATACCCGTCAGCTTGTAGCAGGATTCAAACAGAAACTCGACATCCACGAGTTCCGTCATGACGCTCAGGAGATTGCCCGGAATGGAACCCGTGAGGTTCCTGCAATTGTCGAACAGATGGGCCACGTTGGTGACTTTCGTATGCTTGGAGAACATCGTGGACGGCATGGGGTCTGACCAGCTCAGACAATTGCGGAAGGCTTCGTTGAATGTGGTCACTTCAAGATTGTTGGCGAAGATGTCCGTGGGGAAGTGCGTTATCGCGGAGCAGGACAGGAACACGCCATCGAAATTTGTCACCAGCGGACAGTTGTCGAAGAGCCCATCGGGTACCGCAGTCAGCGACTGGCAATTGGAGAACGTATTGTCAAAGGTCGTCACCTTGGGGTGCTTGTCGAAAATGCCCATAGGGATTGCAGTCAGCTCGTGGCAGCCCTCGAACAGCCGCTCGAAGGTCGACACGTTGGGGCAGTTGTCGAAGAGGTTGGCCGGGCATTCGGTTATCGACGTATAGGCGAAGGTAGACTGGAAAGATGTGACATCAGGGCATTTGTCAAAGAGACCAGACGGGATGACGGTTATCCCTCCACAATTCTTGAATACACCCTCGAAACTTCTGGCAGCGATAGTCTTGGCGAAGATGTCTTCGGGAATCTCCGTGAGGCTCGTGCAATACTGGAAGCACCGATAGAAATAGACAGCATCGACATTCTTGTCGAACAGGCCCTTCGGAATACGCTTCAACTTCTTGCAGAACTGGAAAGCATCAGAAAACGATTCATCCATCACCGGAAGAGAGTAGCTCTCGGCATCTTCCGGGCCGATGCTGATGAGCGTATCCCGGAACAACGAGAAAGACGCTTTGTTGAATATCCTGCAATTGTGCATACTATCTACATACACAGTCCCGTACCTGCAAATACGCCTTCAAATTTTTCACACTTGTCCATCCCCAAGAATGTACCCTGCGGGATTGATGTTATCTTGGAACAACCACGGAAAGTATTACTAAACCAAACTATATGCGTGTTGTTGGTAAACAAGCTGACGGGTATCTTCGTCAAATGGACGCAATCCATGAAAGCGTCGTCAAAGGCATCCTCTCTAAGTTTGGGCAATCTGTAATATGGGGCATCTTTCGGCCCAATAGAAACAAGCGTTTCCGCCCATAAAGGGGACAAGGTTTTATATTCACGCCCAATTGTACATTTGGTACTATCCGTAACATAAAGGGTGACGGTATATTCACCCGGTTCCGCATAGGTGTGAAGACATTGTTCAAGATTCCAGTCGTCACTAACCCACGAGCTGCCCAATTTAATATTTGTGGATTCGCCATCACCCCATTCAATGTATATACCAGATTCAGCTTTTCCTATCGCAAACAAAGCTGAGTAAGAATGAACAGGAATATAGACGGTGGCATTACCCGGCGTAGTAGCTTCGGTATTCACAACAAAGACGAGAGTGTCCAAATCCTCATAATCTCTATAACCCCACATGGTATCACTCCTTTTTCGTCCCTATATATATGGGGATTCAGTCAAAGAGCGACGCCATGTGAGGTCAGGAGGGGACTACTTCCAGTCGTCAGGAATGTCGGCGTAGTTGGTCAACTTGCTGCAATTTCTGAAACATTCAGTTCCATTGGCGTCAGGATGAGTGACCCACAAGTCGGGAGCTGTTCCAACCAGCTTGTAACAATTCTCGAATGTCTGGTGGAAATCCTTGATATTCGGATTGTTCACGAAGAGGTTCGTTGGCAGCGTCGTCAAATTGGTGCATCCATCAAACATCATCTCCACGTCATCCAGAGCAGGATTGTTGTCAAACAACCCTTCCGGGATGGCACCCTCCAACGTGTTCAAACTATAGAAAGCGTAAGCCAAATTCTTTAACTTGGGGTTGTTGGCGAACAGCTTGGCGGGAATGGAGCCGTTGAAATCACAACCATAGAACACGCTGTCGAGGTCCGTCAGTTCCGGGCAATTGGCGAACAAATTTTCCGGGATGGGGCCATTCAAATTGCATGTCCTGAACAAACCGGAGAAAATCGCGGCAAGCGGGTTATGGGCAAACAACCCTTCCGGAACGGAGCCTGTCAAACCACGACAACCATAGAAGCAGCCGGAGAAATCCGTCACTTCGGGACAATTGGCAAAAAGGTTTTCAGGGATAGTCCCGGTGAGCCTATTGCAAAACCGGAAGGTATCCGAAAACGTCTGCACCTTCGTGCAATTGGCAAAGAAGTTCTCAGGAATGGCACCAGTGAGCTTCTCACATTCATAGAACGTCGCCTCGAAAGAAATAACTTCGGGGCAATTGGCGAACAAACCCGCAGGCAGGGAACCCGTCAGGCCCTTGCAACCGTAGAATGCAGAGACAAAGGTACCCGCCTTCCGGTTATTGGCGAAAAGATTCTCAGGAATGGAGCCAGTGATATTCTCGTCAAAATAGAACAATCGGTCAAAAGTGTAAGCTATGGTGTTGTGGGCAAAAAGGTTTTCAGGGATAGGCCCTGTCAATCCAGTGCAGTTGCTGAATACTCGGTCGAATGATGTCACATTGGGATTATTGGCAAAGAGGTTCTCAGGAATTTCAGTCAGTCCATCACAACCATTGAACACGCTGTCGAATTTGTAAACTTTTGGACAATTGGCAAAAAGGTTTTCAGGAATGGACGTGATATTTTCACAGCTATAGAATGTGGAAGCAAACGACTCGACCTTGGTGTTCTTGGCGAAAAGGTCTTCGGGAAGCGCGCCCGTAAGTCCAAGACAATAATAGAACGTATTTTCAAAAGTGGTGGCGTCTACGTTTTTGTCGAATATGCCTTTGGGAATCTGCGTCAGCTTCTTGCAACTATAAAAGGCATAAGAAAGTCCGTCATGCCGGAAAACAGGCAGCGAATAGGACTCGGCACCCTTGGGGCCAATCCCGATAAGAGTTCTTCTATAGACATTCCATTCACTCTGGTTGATGTCATAACCATGCAACTTGCAGACGCTGAAATCATCAGCGTAAACAGTCACAGTATATTCGCCGGGGGTGGCGTAGTCATGCGTGGAATATTTATTCCAATACTGTGAATAAAACTCCGTACCCTTGGGAATTTCGGAAACTGAACCATCACCCCAATCAATAGTAATTGCCGTCAGGGATTGCTCATCAGGACCAAAGCTATTGAATGAATAAACTGGAACCACAAACTCGGTATCACCCTCATTGGTGGCCTCAGTATTTACAAGAAAGATAAGACTTTCACGCGGCTCATTATTACGATAACCATACATATTGGTTCTCCTTTTGTCCTTTCTATACAAGAGAGAGAGAGAGCTGGCAAGGACTGGAGGGGGCTGGCGCTGGACGGGGTGCGGGCCGGGAACCGGACTGGAAATTTTTCAGAAAAATTTTGGAGGGGGAGAATGATGTGGATACAGAAGGGGGGACAAAGAAGAGCCAACGCCCT